GCTTGTTAAGCAATGAAGCCAACATTTGTTGCAGTTGTTGGTTGCTTAAGTGCATATTCTCAATTGCAGGTTGTAATGGGTGGTTTTTCATGTCGGAATATCCTAATTGATCTTGCAAAATGTTAGCCATGTGTACATTGTCAGCATAAGCCGCTTCACCAGTATCTAAACCTGAAGATATACGGGTTGTTTCAATTTTAGCCGCATTGTTCAAGTAAGCCAGCAACAATTCCTTGTTATTGGTGCTATCCAGTTTAGTCTGCTCAAGTTCAAGTTCCATCTGCTTTTCTTCACGGTTACGCTGATCTTCCAATTGGAACTTAAGCTGATTCTCTTGGGCTTGGTACTCTTGTTTAGCTTTCTCAAGCTGTATCTGACCCTCAATCTTAGCTTGCTCAATTTGCTGTTGCATCTGCATCTTGGCTTGTTCCATCTGCTGTTCCATCTGTAACTTCTGCATTTCAGGTGATGGTGGCTTGGGTTGACCCTCTGCCGCCTTCATCTGTTGACGGAACTTGTCGGCTGTTTCGTCAATCAATCCTTCTAATCCCTTACCAGCTTTAAATGCTGTAACGCCAAACTTGAGCATTTCCATAAGCAACGGAGTAAGTTCAGGGGATTGTGTAGCTACAGGTAGGGCAGTCTGCATAAACTGGCTTACTGCGGTTAAAAACTCTACTCTATCCTGTTTTTCTTGTTGCTCATCTTGGAAAATCATTGAATCGCTAGTAACTTCAATACGAAAGTTTTTAGCGGCTTCATCACGCAATAGGCCTAATGCTTGCGGTATAAGTTGTTGATCTTGTGGGCTTAATTGCATTGCACCTGAAATCTTTACTAATGTGTCATCGGTAAAGTGGTTACAAATGATTTGAGCCTTAATACATAACAGGTCTGTAGCAAAGTCTACTACTGCGTGTTGCATTGTCTTTAAGCGACCAGCAGCATTGTTAGACTTAATGATTTGTGCGCCAAGGGTTTCGTTAGGGTCTGTCTGTCCGCGCTGAATATCAGCAATACCCATAATCTCGTATATTTGACCTTTTACCTGCTCCATTGCTTGATAACATTGCTGTAATGCACTAGCAATTGGTGAAATGTCTACTAGATTAATAGCACCAGCCATGCCTTGTTTTTCAGCAAATGCGTTCCAATTCTTAACTGGAATCAAGGTATTGTTTTCGCCTTCAGTAAACAAGCGACCTAATGCAGGCTCGGAAGCGTCATAAACTCCCCGAACTTTCAATGCTTGAATGAATCCATCAATACGGTCAGCCAGCGTGTCTAGCTGTCTTGCTTGGTCTTGGTACAGTACAAAGTCAGGAACAGGGATTAGGCTGTCAGTTGTCAGAGTAGAAAACATTGGTTTTGGGCATGGCCAAAAGTTCTCAAGCTGTAGTGGATCATCACGGGTATCAAGAATCTTACCCATTGATTTGTTTAACCAAATAACTTGACCTGTAGTTTTGTCCCAAATTTCATAGACAACGGCTTCAGATGCACCTTCGCCCATCTTTTCGTTAAATGTTTTGGATGTATCAGGCTTAGTATCTAGCGGAATCTTACCGCCTAGTTCTTCGCCAAAGCGTTCAACAAGGGCAGGTCTACCCATATAAACTTTACGCCATACCGCTGTTACTTCTTCCCAAGTACGGGCAACAGTTAAACCAAAGTCACGCCAATGGACATAATCTACAGGAGCACATTCATATTCAATACGCTCTTGGTTCTCACGATGGATGCCGCCTTCAGTTTCAGATTCATCAATATCTTCAGTAACTTGTAAGCCATCGTCAGGCATATTTTCGGCTTCACCGCCCATTTCACCGACAATATGTGGCTCATAACGAACCCAAGCTGTACCACGACCACCTAGCAAACGGTCTTGAACCGTCTGTTTCATTGCACTAGCATAGTCACCATAATGTTCAATTTCGTACTCTAATGCCCTCTCAAGCATCATTGACGCTACTCTGCCAATAGGATCGTTATCTCTGAACCTGCGTGAAATGTCAGGTCTAGGAAGTCTAGCGAATACCGCAGGGGTTATGGTTTGGACATTAGACCAAAGAATATTGAACTTAGCGTTAGGATTGTTCCTACTGCGTTGGTCATCACGATACCGTTTAACAATCTTGTCGGCTCGACCTTCCCATTCTTTAAATGTACGCTCGTAACTGGCAATACAGTTGTACCAATCTTGGTATGTATGTTCCATTTTTATATCCTGCGGTGGGTAATTTTAGGGGTTTCTTTCCACATCTCGTTCAGCGTGACATCCGTTTGCCCGACATGAAGTCCTTTAATGCGGTTATCTTTAAGGATAGGACTGTCCTCGTCTTTCCATACAATGCTGAGATAGCGGAACGCATCCGCTGAGTGGCTAGTCCAATCATGTTTAGGGCGATCCCTAAATACTTTTTTATCATCATCCCACTCTCGTTGATATTGACGCAAACATTCGATACCTTCTTCGCATCTATTATCAAACCAACAGCGAGTTAATGCAAGTCGTGTTGCCTGTATTCCGTCTTGTAATGACAGATTTGGTACGATTTTTAGATGTTTTATGTCGATTTTTGCAGAAAATTGTTCAATTATGCTCTTACCACCGCTTGCCATAGTTTTTGCTCTTGCATCATGAGGCAAGTAATGAAAGCCATATTTGTAACCAAACTCATCTTCTTTTTGTTGTAGTAACCCTGTGTAATATGGCACAGCTTGACCGTTGCTGGAGTGGTGATCCAGTACCCGTATCTCACCATAAACAACCTGAAACCACCAAATGCTAGTGGAATCGTTAAATCCTAAGTCCCAAGCAGTATGACAAGGAAACATTGGATCATAATCAACGGTAGTAATACGCTCTAAATCGGTAAGCCTACGCATTTCTTGACCATAGTAAGCACCAAGAATAGCCGCTTCAAATGAGCATAGGAACTCTTGTTCATATTGGTTGTCAGACATAGTGGCCTGGGCATCTTCTAATTCAGATTGCGGCAATAAGCCTGATTGATCTGCTCTCAGGGTTTTGACATACCAGCTAGGGTCTTGAGTAGCATTGTTATAGACTTCCCAAAAAGCATTATGACCTTTAGGAGTACCGATAAAGGTAGCCCAACCGCCTCTATCTGTTAGCAATGGGCGAATGACACTTCCGAAGATACTTGGTTTCATGTCGGCATATTCGTCTAAAACCACTCCATCAAGGTAAAGGCCTCGCAAGGTATCAGGGTTATCAGCTCCGAATAGACGGATTCTTGCCCCATTGACTAGCTCAACCCATAATTCTGACTGATTAGCTTTAGCCATTACAGGTCTAGAGTAGCTTAGCAAGTAGTCAAAGGCGATTTGTTTAGCCATTGACATATAAGGGGCAACATAGGCATATCTGCCGTTTTCCTTGCCATCCATTAAAGCCCTATAGATAAGGTCATTGATGCATAGGACAGTTTTACCGCATCGCCTATGGGCTACTATGACACTCCAACGCTCTTTCCTATCGTGGAAGTCTTCAAAAACCTTACGAGGACAATAGTCCATTTCAACCTCTAGGACTCCATCAGTCATTCTGGTCTTTTCCAGCTAATAACCATTCTCTGAGGTGCTGTTTCATCGCCTACTACCTCTTGGCGTGCCAGCTTGGGTAAGTGATACTCCATTACTGCTTGAAGCATAAGAAAGGCTTTCTCTGGATTAGGCTGCACCAACCAGATAGTATTGCCGTCTTTATCGTACTTAATGCACCCTTCCTTATCAGTCTTAGGCACTCCATGGGCCACATCTTCAAGCCATGTTTGCATCCTAGGGCTATTCTTATCGACAAACTTAGCTATGGCCTCCCTGGCTATATTAGTGACCTTATTAGGTGTTCCTGGTGGTCTTCCTTTGCCAGCATGAGTTAAACCAGGGTATTTCTTAGGAGTTTTAACAGTTGAGCCATCCTCATTGATGGTCATTTCTTTATAACTTTTTGTCATAGCTTTGGAGGTTTCCATTCTAAAACAGCATTAAATTGTCATCAATAAATATAAGTCATTGATTTATATAGGTGCAATATAGCATAAAAACAACAAATGCAAATAAATATACAAACATAGGGTAAATCCTAATAGACTGTATGTAGTGAAACGCTACAATTCATAACAGCAGCATAGTTAAACAGTCACTTAAAGGGGAATTTAAAATGTCTAAATCAGAATTTATTGCAATCTGTAATGAGAAGACTATTGAACCATCAATAGCATTAGAAAATGATGATGTGGTGCAAGCTATACAGTCAAATGATGTAAATGCGTTAATCAATGTATT